AAACAGCCCAAAAAGATTGCAAGAAAAACGGCAAGGTTTAGGTAAAAATGGCAATGCATTGGATATATCTGTTCATGGCGAAACCCTTTCTGAGGATTGGCAATTACTTTATGACGAAGCATGTGATGGCTTTAAGGTCAAGACAAAATAAAGAAGGCACAAGGAGACTATAATGTTTACAGCACTCATAGGACCTATAGCAAATCTAGCTAGTTCATGGATGAATAGTAAGGTTGAGAAAGTAAAAGCTGATGGTCAAGCTAAAGTTGCACAAGCTAAAGCAAAAGCAGTTGTTGCAGAAAAAGTTGCTACAGGAGAAGTAGAATGGGAAAAAACAATGGCAGATGCTACAGATGGAAGCTGGAAAGACGAATTTGCCTTGATTGTTTTATTATTACCTGCTATACTAGTCTTCATACCTAGCATGACAGAATATGTTAGAGTAGGCTTTGAGGTATTGAATACATTACCTGAGTGGTATCAATATCTTTTATTTATAGCCATTAGTGCATCCTTTGGTATTAAAGGTGCAGGACAAGCAATGAAGATTATGGGTAAGAAGTAATGTCAAATATTATTGAAACAAATTTTGGAACATTGATTAATCCTACAAGGATAGCTAATGGTAGTGCCTCTAGTATTGTAAAAAAGGGTGCATTCTATATATTCTCACTTAGACTAAGCAGTGAGGACATTAGAGAATATTCTTTTACAGATAGAACTAGAGCAGAGAAGATGAGAAAAATTCTAATAAGCCACTTAGAACAAAACATAAAATTAAAGAGAGTAAATAGTTGATGAACTTAATAAAATTACAAGATGAGATAGCAGACGATGAAGGTGTAATATATGAAACGTACCATTGTTCCCTAGGACATTTAACCGGGGGAATAGGTCATCTTATCACAGAATGGGATACAGAGTACTACGACCAACCTGTAGGAACTAAAGTACCAAATGAACAAGTTAATGATTGGTTTGAGAAAGATATAAAAGTTACACTAAGTGACTGCAAAATTATATTTGAAGAGTTTGACTCTTTACCTAGTGAGGCACAATTAGTAATTGCAAATATGTGTTTCCAATTAGGAAGACCAAGACTATCTAAGTTTAAAAATTTTATTGCTGCAGTAAAAGACCAAGACTGGGATCGTGCAGCAGATGAGATGAAAGACAGTAGATGGTATAAGCAGACAACTGCGAGAGCAGAGAGACTTATATCTCGCATACAAGTATTAGGAGTACCGGTATAATGTCAGCATCAGATAACAAAATGATAACTGCTATATCTAAGATGTACCCAAAACTTAGTAAAGCTCAAATTACTGCCTTTGTAAAGAAAAAGAAAAAGCCTGTAACTATAGCAAGTGTTACAAAAGTTAAGGTTGGTGTTATACCAGTCAAGAAAAAGAAAAAAACAAAGAAGAAAACATAATGGCAAAAGAACTAACAGAAAAGCAACGTAAATTTTTAGATGTACTCTTTGATGAGGCAAATGGGGATGTTACACAGGCGAAACTACTAGCAGGCTATGCACCTACCAGTTCTACGTCTGATATCGTCAGAGGCATCAAAGAAGAGGTTCTAGAGGCTACTCAGATGTTCATGGCACGTAATGCACCAAGAGCAGCAGTTGCAATGGTTAGTGGTATCAATGATCCTACAGAGTTAGGTATGAGAGAGAAGATGACAGCAGCAAAAGAATTACTTGATAGGACAGGTCTAGTAAAGACAGAGAAGATGCAGGTAGAGTCTACAGGTGGTGTTATGCTTATGCCAGTTAAGAATGTACAAGAAGAAGATGAATAATAGAAGTATAGGAACTTGGGAATTACCCCAACCAACAGATTTAAAAGAAGATGATGAGTGGATTAAAATACCACGTATAGCTAGAACAGTACCTTTTGGCTACATCCAAGACGAACAAGAGCCTGAGACACTTAATCCTATAAAAGACGAACTAGATAAATTAGAAATGGCTAGAAAATATGTTAAACAATATTCCTATAGGCAAGTAGCTAATTGGCTATCCACACAAACAGGAAGATACATTTCTCATGTAGGACTAAGAAAAAGGTTACAGAATGAAAAAAGACGTAAGAACCAAGCTAGAAGCCTACGCAAGTGGGCAGAGTATGCAGAAGCGGCGATCTCCAAGGCGAAAGAAATTGAACAAGAAAGAACAGGTGCAAAAGCCTATTCTTGAGTCTAAAGTCCAAGAAGTTGAGAATATAACAGAAATACCTATTGAGCAAAAGCACAATGTTATATTCAGACCAAATGAAGGACCTCAGACAGAGTTTCTAGCGGCAGGAGAAAGAGAAGTACTATATGGTGGTAGTGCTGGTGGTGGCAAGAGTTATGCCATGTTAGCAGACCCATTGAGGTATATGAGTCACCCATCATTTAGTGGACTACTTTTAAGGCACACAACAGAAGAATTAAGAGAATTGATATTTAAATCTCAAGAGATATATCCAAGAATATATCCGGGAATTAAATGGTCAGAAAGAAAGATGCAGTGGGTAGCACCGTCAGGTGCAAGGTTGTGGATGTCTTATTTAGATAGAGATGACGATGTATTAAGATATCAAGGTTTAGCATTTAGTTGGATAGGCTTTGACGAGTTAACACAGTGGGCAACACCATACGCATGGAACTATATGCGTTCTAGATTGAGGTCAGTAGCAAAAGACTTACCAATATTTATGAGAGCAACAACAAATCCGGGAGGCAGGGGTCATCACTGGGTTAAAAAAATGTTTATTGACCCAGCTCCATATGGAAACTCGTTTGATGCTACAGATATTGAAACAACAGAAGTGCTTAAATACCCAGCAGGACATGCAAAGGCTGGTAAACCTTTATTTAAAAGGAGATTTATCCCCGCAAGATTATCTGACAATCCTTACCTTGCAGAACAAGGGGATTACGAGGCAATGCTATTATCGCTACCTGAACAACAAAGACGGCAATTACTTGATGGCGATTGGGATATTAAGGAAGGTGCTGCCTTTACTGAGTTTGATAGGAATATCCATGTTATTGAGCCTTTTGATGTACCTCATAATTGGGTTAAGTTTAGAGCATGTGATTATGGTTATGGTAGTAAGTCTGGTGTTCTTTGGTTTGCTGTATCACCATCTGAACAAATTATTGTATACAGAGAACTTTACGTTAGCAAAGTCCTTGCAACAGATTTGGCAGATATGATACTAGACCTAGAAGAAGACGATGGTGGCATGAGATATGGAGTGTTAGATAGCTCTTTATGGCATAAACGTGGAGATACAGGTCCTTCTCTAGCAGAACAAATGATTATGAGAGGATGTCGTTGGAGACCTTCAGATAGAAGTAAAGGTAGTCGTGTAGCAGGTAAGAATGAGATACATAGACGTTTGCAAGTGGATGAGTTTACAGAAGAACCAAGATTGGTCTTTTTTAACACGTGTACAAATACTACAGCACAATTACCATCTATACCTCTAGACAAAAAGAATCCTGAAGATGTAGACACATTAGCTGAAGATCACTTGTATGATGCACTAAGATATGGTATAATGTCAAGACCACGATTTAGTTTGTTTGACTATGACCCAAGAGGTGTACCAACACACTCTATGCCAGTAGCAGATGCCACATTTGGATATTAAGGATATAACATGAATGAAAATGATGAAATAATAGTAGAGAGTGAAGCAGTATCTTTAGAAGATTCTGAAGACACAACTACTACAGACGTACACACTACAAATATAATTCCATTTGTGATGGAGAGATTTTATCGTGCCGATGATTATAGAGAATTAGATGAGCAGAGATGGTTAAGGGCATACAGAAACTATAGAGGTTTATATGGTTCTGATGTACAGTTTACAGAAGCTGAAAAATCTCGTGTGTTCATAAAAGTAACAAAGACAAAAACATTAGCAGCCTACGGACAGATTGTTGATGTTCTATTTGCAAATAATAGATTTCCGTTGAGTGTAGACCCTACGGAACTACCAGAAGGAGTAGTAAAAGATGTTAGTTTTGATCCTAAAGAACCTGAAGAACTTCGTGGAAGCACTAGTTTATCAACCTCACCTTATGGCTTTAAAGGAGATGGCAAAGACTTACCTAAAGGTGCTACTGCAAAAACTTTGGAAGGTATGCTTGGTCCTTTGGAAGACAAGCTTAAAGATATTGACAATCTTAAAGCAGAAGCTGGTAAAACTCCCACAGCAGTTACTTTCAGTCCTGCGTTGGTTGCGGCAAAAAATATGGAAAAGAAAATCCACGACCAACTAGAAGAGTCAGGTGCAAGTAAACATTTAAGAAGTACAGCATTTGAGATGGCTTTATTTGGCACAGGTGTTATGAAAGGTCCTTTTGCTGTAGACAAAGAATATCCTAATTGGGATGATGAAGGCGAATATGATCCTACATTAAAAACTGTACCACAAGTATCTCATGTATCTGTGTGGAACTTTTATCCAGACCCTGATGCTAATAATATGGATGAGGCACAGTTTGTTATTGAGAGACATAAGATGTCACGTTCTCAACTAAGAGCATTAAAGAAAAGACCACATTTTAGAAGTGAGGTTATTGAAGCCGCTATAGCAGAGGGTGAGAATTATACAAAGGAGTCATGGGAAGATGATCTATCTGACTATGCACCTGAACATGGTATAGAGAGATTTGAAGTTCTTGAATATTGGGGTATGTGTGACACAGAAATGTTATCTGAACAAGAAATAGATATACCAAAAGATTTACAAAGTTTAGACGAGTTACAAGTTAATGTGTGGATATGCAATGGCAAATTACTAAGAATGGTTCTTAATCCTTTCAAGCCATCAACAATTCCATACATGGCTGCACCATATGAATTGAATCCATATTCATTCTTTGGTGTGGGTATTGCTGAAAACATGGATGACACACAAACTCTTATGAATGGTTTTATGAGAATGTCAGTAGACAATGCTGTATTATCAGGTAATCTACTCATAGAAGTTGATGAGACTAACTTAGTTCCGGGACAAGATTTATCTGTGTATCCGGGAAAAGTATTCAGAAGACAAGGCGGCGCTCCCGGACAAGCTATCTTTGGTACAAAGTTTCCAAACGTATCACAAGAGAACTTACAGTTGTTTGACAAAGCTAGACAACTTGCAGATGAAAGCACAGGACTGCCATCATTTGCTCATGGACAGACTGGTGTATCAGGTGTAGGTAGAACTGCTAGTGGTATATCAATGTTAATGAATGCAGCAAGTGGTAGTGTCAAAACTGTTATAAAGAACGTAGATGACTATTTACTCAAACCCTTAGGTGAGGGTTTATTTAGATTTAACATGCAATTTGATTATGACAAAAATATCAAAGGTGATTTAGAAGTTAAAGCTAGAGGTACAGAAAGCTTGATGGCTAATGAAGTACGTAGCCAAAGACTAATGCAATTCTTGCAAGTTGCATCTAATCCAGCTCTTGCACCTTTTGCTAAGTTTCAGTATGTTATCAGAGAGATTGCAAAAGCAATGGATTTAGACCCTGACAAGGTTACAAATAATATGGATGAGGCTGCCGTACAAGCAGAGCTTATGAAACAATTCCAAGCACCCCTAGACAATCAGCAACAACAGCAACAACCACCCGCAGGTACAGACCCTATGGACCCCACAGGGGCAGGTGGAGCAACTATTGGTACTGGAGTAGCACCAACTCCGGGTGAACAAGGATTTACAGGAAGACCTCAAGATGGACAACAACAGCAACAACAACCAACAGCAAATACTCAGCAACCTCAAGCCGCTGGTCAACAACCTCAAGCTACTGAACAGCTTCAATGATTATATTGATTATCTAATAACACAACAACATAAGTTATTAGAGCAGACAGATAATACTATTACAATGCATAGGTCACAAGGTGCTGTTGCATTATTACGCAGACTAAAAAAACTTAGGGATGAAGTAAACTTAAATAATGGCTGATGTAAATCAACAAATGGATGATATGTTAGGTAGTAGCTACGCAGACGATACTACAACTAAAATGCCTTCAGGCTTTGAGAAAGTGCAACGTAGATTACGTGCAGCAGACAGAGGTGATGGAGAAGTCTTTGTTGATAAAGAAGATGCAGATGAAAAGATAGCATCCACAATAAGAGGCATTGGAGTAGGAACAGCAGCTATACCATCAGATATAGTTACAGGTATTAAAGAAGGAACAGAGTTTATAAACAAAGACCCTATGTTGTCTACTATGTTTCCAGCGACAGCCAATCTTGCACCTACTGCAAAATTTTTAGATAAGTATGTAGGAAGACCTGAGTTTGATGAGATACTTAATAGTTTTGGTATTGATTCTGATGCTAGTGACCCATATCAAATAGTAGGCGAAATAATGTCACCTGCAGGAGTTTTAACAGCACCTACTAAAGTAGTATCTAAATTGTCTGGTGGTGCTAGAAAAATGTTTGATGAGATATCTACTATACTTACAGATTCAAAGTTAGTTACAGAAGGTGCAGATATTAAAACTATACCTCAAGTTGATGACTTAGCTGATATAAATAGACCTATTATAAATTTAAATGAAGTTGGATTAAAAACAGAAGTAGGCAGAATAGCCGCAGGTATATATAGAGATTTAGAAAAGCAAAAAATGGGTGGCTTTGACTATAGTCCTGAAAGATATAAGAACCTAGATAATAAAGTAAAAGATGACTTATACCAAGAGACAGGTATGTATAGAGGTAGAGATGGAAAACTTAGATATAAAATAGCTACTGCTGATGCTACAATGAATAATGGATATCTAAAACAAAATAAGATAATAGATGAAGCAGGATATTTTAATACAGACAATATTCCTTCTGAAGGTGTTTCTTTAAAAGATATATTAAGTTTTGAAGATTTATATAAACAATATAGAAATCCTAAATCTAATGCTAGAGATGAAGTAGATCAAAATATTATAATACAAAATATGGTAGATTCAGATGGCAAGTCTGGAAAAACACAATATACAAACTTGGAAAATATAAAAATAAAAAACTTTGATTCTTATATAGATCAAATGAAACTGTCTGAAGCAGAGGCAACTAAATTAAAAACAGGTGGAACACAAGCTATATACAGCTTACGTGGTAATAAAGAAACAATATATGTAAGTAGTGGAAATTTAGATAAAGTAAGAAGTGACCTTCTACATGAAGTTCAACATGCTGTGCAAAGAAGAGAAGGCTTTGACGGTGGTGGTAGTCCT